ATAAAGTAAAAGAAATGAAAAATCTTGCGAGGTCCACAAAGACCCATCCAGCCCCGAAGAAGGGCGAACAGTGCCAACACACGTTCCGTATCACGTCGCAGCGGTGCGCGCCCTGCGACGGGTACAACAAGGAATGCGAAGAATACAGTGTGACGCACCACAAAACAAACTGAATGTAGCCGCCCGGCCAGAGTTTTCAGCAGATAAGCAGCAGTTGTCATGTGTGAAGGCCGGGCGGCTTTTATATGGCGCAGGGTGTGCCCGCAGCACGCTGGGAGCGGGGTCGAACCCCGCCTGCGCCGCTTTGCTCGCATATTCCATGGAAGCCGGTCAAGGTTTCATCTTCCAAAACTGGCAGGGAAATACGGATGCTGAAAAAGCAGCGCTAACCTTCCGTATAAGGCGGTGAAAATCCGACCTGTCCGTATTTCCTAAACCGTGCCCGCATGGCAGTCCGGCATAAGCCGAACGGCACGTCGCAGCGTGAGCGCAGAAACGCCCTGTCCCAATTGCCCAGGCAAAAGGCAGCAGACCCGACCGCAACGGGTCGCCCCACCGCGCCACCTCTCTTGCGCGGTGGGTTTTGATATGCGGGTGTAGAAGGAAGTTGCCTGCCGTCCTGATCCCCCAGCGGCAGGCAAGCCGGTTCGATTCCGGCCACCCGTGCAAGAACAAAAAGCAGAAGGGAGAAGAACAATGAAAGGGTACTACATGACGTTCAGGTGCAGGCTGTGCGGGAAGACCTTCACCAACGGCGGAACTGGTGATAAAGAGACAGCCTGGACCGCAACGGCAAATGCGATATTTGCCGCAAGTGGAATTGGGCCGTTGAAGAAACTTGAAAACCAACCGCTTGTGCATGAAACGCATTGCTGCGGAGACGGCAGTTTCGGCGTTGCGGATTTTCTGGGAATGAAGTGGGCAGAAGATGGCGAAATTGTGGCAGATTATTTGATCGGCAGCAGCCCGTGCCAGGACTTACCCCATAAAGCAAGGTGGGGTGACAAGAAGTGATCCACCTTGGAGATATCACAAAGATACATGGCGACCAGATAGAACCCGTGTACTGCATCACTTTTGGTTCGCCGTGTCAAGACTTGTCCATTGCAGGACGCAGGGCAGGACTTGCGGGAGAACGGTCTGGATTGTTCATGGAAGCGGTTCGGATCATAAAAGAAATGAGGAGGGCGACACATGGAAGTTATCCAGTTGTCGTTATTTGGGAAAATGTTCCCGGAGCGTTCAGTTCAAACGGCGGAGAAGACTTCCGCGCCGTGCTGGAAGAACTTGCCCGCGTGGAACAACCAGACGCTTCAATTCCTAGACCTTCGGGGGGGCAGATGGAGCAAAGCCGGAGCAATTGCCGGAAATGGATGGTCCTTGGCTTGGCGACAGCTCGACGCTCAATATTGGGGAGTGCCCCAGAGAAGAAAACGGATCGCTCTTGTCGTGGATTTTGCAGGTGGACGTGCCGGAAAAATATTATTTGAGCGCGAAAGCCTGCCGGGGCATCCTGACCAGAGCATCCAGACGTGGCAAGAAGTTGCAAGAACTGCTGGAAACCGCCCTGCTGGAAATGATCGAATGGTGGGCCAGCAGGGGGGGCAAGCCTACACCTTGAAAATCCGGTCAGGCTGTGCCGGGGGCGGCAAAGGCGCACTGGTGCAGACAGAAAAAACAGGAACGCTTTCGACGCTACAGGATCAGACCCTTTTTCAGCCGGTCTATTGCTTGGCGGGAAACATTATTGATCGTTCCGAAACGGCCGGCGCAAATGGTTCTGGCGTGAAGGAAAACCAGAGCTACACGCTGAACACTGTTGACCGTCCAGCAGTAGCGTATAAGGTCTTTGATGCACGGGGAAATGGTGATGGCAAGACAGTGCCGACCATTACCGGAGACCATGAAAGCAGAGTGACGGACTACACAGCCATCATAACTGAGCGTCAGACATTCAGCGAACAGTCTTACAGCTACTACAAGAAAAGCGACAAATGTTCAACCATGAAAGCAAAAGCCGGGAATGTTGGAAATGGTAGCGAGTGTCTAATTGCAGAGAAAGCTATTCACTGGATCGTCCGGCGGTTGACACCAACAGAATGCGAACGCCTGCAAGGCTACCCGGACGGGTGGACGGACATTGGAGAATGGACGGACACAAAAGGGAAAAAGCACAAGGCGGCAGACAGCCCGCGTTATAAAGCCCTCGGAAATTCTATTGCGCTGCCGCAATGGTTCTGGATCGCCCAGAAAATGAAGCAATACCTTCCGGCGGGCGCAACGCTGGGTAGCTTGTTTGACGGAATCGGTGGATTTCCTCTAGTGTGGGAGACTACATACGGGAAAGGCACGGCACGCTGGGCAAGTGAAATAGAAGAGTTTCCAATCGCGGTGACGAAAAGGAGGTTTGGAAATGACAGCGAAAACGAAGGCAATTCTGGTACTGTTCTTTGCGGCGGAAATTGTCAATGCCACAAAAGTTGCGGTGATGCAGAGACGTATTGGTGATCTGGAAGGACAGCGTATTATCTATTCCGCCC